ACGTGCTAGAAGCGCTCGTTTTGGAGCGGGAGGTATTCTTCAAGACGCTCACCATACAGACGCTTTCAATGTCGAAAGACAACATAGACTCACTCAGGCGCATCGTTGACGTTTGCAACGAAGCTGGCACGTTGGAGCGCATCAGAATCGCGCTATCTGACTACTTCTATAGCCATGAACGCCGAGAGGGACGCGACACACCGGCGCTCGTGCCCTACCTCTATGAGACGCTGGACGATGGCGACGGAAAGCTAGACGTGGCCTATGCGGGAGTGCACACGAAGATAACCACGTTCGAAGCGCAGGGCGGGCTCAAATGCGTGATAGACGGCTCTGCCAACCTGCGGAGCTCCATGAACATAGAGCAGTTCCGCGTTGAGTTTGACGCCGACCTGCACGACTGGATAGAGGGGTACGCAGACAGCATCTTCAATGCGTATTCGACAATCAACAAATCGGTCAGGGGAGGTAAGCTATGGCACGCAGTGCAAAGAACGCCCTAAAGGCCAAAGGCTGGACCGCAAGCCGCGACAAGGGCAACGTTTCCGCTCTTGAGCACTACCGGCAAATGCGCAGCTACGGAGCAACCGCCGAACAAGCCTATGGCGTAGCCAAATCCTACAAGCAAATGACCACCGGGGACTACTACTGATGATCGTGTTTTGGGACGAGGACGAAGCCGCACAGGTGGAAGGTCTGCTCACGCAGTTCAACGGCGCATCGGAGGTTTGCGCCGTCATGGGCTGCCAAGAGAAAGACCTAGACGCGCTATGCAAACAGGCTTTCAACCTCACCTTTGAGCAGACGCGAGAGCATTTCGCCGCACAGGGCCGCGCACTGGTTAGGCGTGCGCTCATGTCAGAAGCCATGGACGGCAACATGAAAGCGATAGACATGCTAGCGCGTGAGTATCTGGGAATGAGCCCATCCGACAACAAGCAAAACCGGAAGGGCACCGAAACTACCGTGAGGGTGACGCCGCTTGAAGTCATTAGAGGACGCAAGGCGGGGTAGCCAGATACCGCGGATCCAGATAGAGCCGCGCAGGGCGAGCACAGAGGGCGACTCAGCAGCGGAGCTAGTAGCCGCCTATGGTTTCGAGCTGGACCCGTGGCAAAGTCTCGTGTTGGATACGTGGCTAGGTGTTGACGAAAAGGGCGACTACACAGCGACCACGGCGGGACTATCGGTGCCACGCCAGAACGGAAAGAACGCCGTAGTTGAAGCCCGCGAGTTCTATGGGCTACTCATCAACGGCGAGAAGATTCTGCACACCGCCCATCAGGTCAAGACCTCAAAGAAGGCTTTCCACCGAATCGAATCGCTCTTTACCGACGAATCGCACCCGGAGCTGCAACGCGAGGTTGTGAGGATACGCCGCACCAACGGCGAAGAGTCGATAGAGTTGAAAAACGGCGGTTCGATAGAGTACAGCGCTCGCACCCGTGGCGCTTCACGAGGTTTCGCGGGTATATCGCTCGTTGTGTACGACGAAGCGCAAGAGTTGCAGGACGAACAGGTAGAAGCCATCATGGCGACCCTCGCGGCATCAGCGACGGGCCAGCGGCAGCTCATCTACACCGGCACGCCGCCGGGACCGAATTGCCCCGGCACCGTGTTCAAGCGCATCCGCTCGGCGGCGCTCGATAAGCCGTCGGAGCATACGGCATGGCACGAATGGTCAATCGACGCAAAGAGCACCGACGATATCAGCACCGCAAACAGGGCCCTATGGTACGAATGCAACCCTGCTTTGGGAATCCGACTGGATGAGGACTTTACCGCCGAGGAACAGCAGACCATGAGCCCGGACGGTTTTGCTCGTGAGCGCCTAGGTTGGTGGAGTCCCGAATCAGCGTCTTTCGCCTACCTCATAGCGAAAGAGCAATGGGACCGGACAACCGTTGACGGTCCACCGGATAGCTTTGACCGGCTCGCATACGGGGTTAGGTTCACTCCAGACGGTCGCAGCGTTTCGCTAGCCGTGGCCGTGACGGACGGCGCAAGGGTGCACGTTGAGTACATCCGCACCGAACCTACCATGTCGGGTGTTAGTTGGCTGGTTGACTGGATAGTTGAGAGACGGCGCAAGTGCGCAGCCGTAGCAATCGACGGTAGGGCAGACGCCACCGACCTAGGGCAACAGCTCACATCGGCTGGAATGCCAAGGCGGGCCGTTATGGTAGCCCGCACCTCAGACGCAATCGCGGCAGACGCGATGCTGGTTAACGCCGTGAACGACGGCACCCTTACACACCTCAATGACCCGGCGCTCACAGAGAGCGCACTAGGGGCCATAAGACGCCAGATCGGGAAAGACGGCGGTTATGGCTTTGGGGGAGAGTGCCCCGAGAGATTAGACGCTTGCGCACTGGCAACGTGGGCCGTGCGCACCACGAGACGAAAGCACGGAGGGAGGTCTAGAATCGGATGAACGACCTTGCATCACTCAAAGACGCCGTTGGGCTCACGCCAGCACAAAGCGCGACGGTTGAAGAGCTCGTGAACATCCTCTCCAACATGGACGTCAGAAACAGCCTTTTGGACGCCTACTATGAGGGAAAAATCTACGTCCCGGAGCTGGGGCTAACCATCAACCGTGAGGATTTCGCCAACGCTAGGAGCGCCATAGCGTGCTACTGGCCAGAGAAGGTAGTGGACGCGCTAGCCGACCGCGTGCGCCTACGTGCCGTGAGCGACGGCACCGACGAGCACGTTGCACAGGCAATCGCCGACGCTAACAACGTCGTGAACCAATACGACGGTTTCCTGATCTCCAAGTTGAAGCATGGCGTCATGTTCGCCACCGTTGGGGCCGGTGCCGGTTCCGTGCCGGTAATACGGTTCCACACGGCAAAGACCGCCGTGGCACTGCCAAACGAGGACATGAGCTATGGCGTGATAGGCGCAGGGCTTGCAATCGCCCGTTGGGGCAAGGTTGACCCGAACAGCCGTCGCCGCGTACCAGTCGCCGTCAACCTCTACGAGCGCGACCGAACGACCGTCATTATGCGCACCGGTGAGAGATGGGGCGTGGCGTATGCTATCCCCACCGTGGGCGAGCCCATGATGTATGCGTTTGCTCACAAGCGCACCGGTGAGAAGCCATTCGGAAAGAGCCGCATAACGCGTTTTGTGCAAGGGCTCACGCAATCGGCGGTTCGGGTGCTCTGGGACGCAGAGGTGAGCGCCGCGCTCTATGCGATGCCGAAAGACGCTATTCTGGGACTCTCAGATGAGCAATACGACGCGATGCTTTCCAACAAGCAAAAGGCATACATGGATACGCTGCTAATCTCGACGGTAAACGACGAGGGCGGCACGCCTACCCTGCAACGTCTCACGGCAAACTCACCGGAGGTGTACCGGACCCAGCTAACCATGTTGGGCGCACAGCTTTCGGGAGCGACCGGCACGCCGCTAAACAGTCTGGGAATCGTGCAGGACAACCCATCAAGCGCCGAAGCCATCCAGACGAGCCGTGAGGATATCTGTCTGATAGCGGAAAACGACATTTCATCCGACCGGGCATCCCTGCAAGCCGTCATGAGGTGCGCAGCCGCAATCAGCGCCAACACGACCCTAGACGGCTTGCTCGATTCGGAGATGGACGTTCGCGTAACCTACGCCGAACCGCTCTTGAACAGCCGCGCGGCGCTCGCAGACTTTGCCGTGAAGGTATCCAGCATCAGGCCCAAGTTCGGCGAGACGCGCGTCTGTGCCCGCATGCTAGGCTTTGACGAAGATGCCATTGACGAGCTTGAATCCGAAGAAGCGCGAGTAAGCACCGCCGCAATGGCGCAGACCATATTCGGCGGCGAGAATGGCTAGAGTCACCGTCAAGCGCACCATTCCACGACGCTACATAGACGGTTACGCCAACTCGCTAGAGAAGATCTCAGACGAAATGAGAACCCGTCTCACGAAAGCGCTTGAAGCAATCGACTACACAAGGCCGGTAGCGGAGGTGCGCGAAGAGCTCATACCAATCATGCAAACCCACGTCTTTGAGTCTAGGGCGCTCGCATCACAGGCCGCAGCGGAGTTCTACGACGGCTTGCGAGAGTTTGAAACCGGCAAGCGCCTAGGGGCCGTTGGGTATGACGGATACGACGCCGACGCCGTAGAGAGCCGCGTTAGGTCAGCGGTCCAGCCGCTCGCAGAAGCCCAAGAAGAGTTCTATTGGGCCGACGATATACGCCTAGGCACAGAATATCAGGCGTATCTCTCACAGAAAGCAGCCCGCGAGCTTTGCGAAGCTCTAGCGGACTATGTGGGTTACAGCGTGAAGTCAGCAGCGGGTGGCACCGTCTTTGCGAACGGTCGCAGGGATAGCAAGCCGACACGCTTTGCACGCGTACCGCGCGGTTCGAAGTCTTACCCACATGGATGCCCGTTCTGCCAAATGCTGGCTTCTCGTGGCTTTGTGTACCGCAACGCAAAGACTGCGGGTGAAATGAACCACTTCCACGCTGATTGCCAATGTATGGTAGTCCCCGGCTTTGGTGACAACCCGAAGGTGGAAGGATACGACCCCAAGGAGTATCTGGATCGTTGGCAACATCCTGAGAAATACGAGAACGAAGCCATCGAGCAAGAAGAGACGAAACCAGCTTCGCTCATCGACAGGCAATACTCTGGTGTTTCGAATATCAGCGAAGCGACGGAGCGTGCCGCCGCATTCGTTGATACGGGTGCGTATAAGTCAAAGGTTGACATGAAGGGCATGAGCGTTGATGCAGCAAACAGCATGCTGAAGGCGCTCGATGCCGTGTATGACTCTTACGATGTTGGCCCGCTGCGAAGCATCCAGCGCATGAACAAGAGGTCGCGCGAGTTCAAAACGTCAACTGCTGAAGCCGCATATCGATGGATGCTTGGCGATTTGTTTTACAACGCCGATTACGTCAAGACGCCTAAAGCAATGGCTGCGCATCGAGAAGAGTCCAGAAAGCTGCTGGAAGAGGTTTTAGGCGGCAATCTGGACAGGCTGAGACAGAGACACGCGAAGAACGCTCCGATGCTCAGGTATATCGACGCGCTCGAAAGGACGGGACGCGCGACTGTTTCGCAGAGCTTCGAAAGCTTTGAGGAAGTCACATATGCCCACGAGTTAGGCCACATGCTCGATGACCGCATTTTCAGAAAGAGCAGTTTCGACAGGAAGGCCAGTTTTGAGCGCTATGCGGGTGGCATATCGGGGTATGCGACGGCTGACGTGAAGGAATACATGGCCGAAAGCTTCTCAGCGTTCTACGCTGGCGAGCTAGAGCACCTAGACCCAGAGCTAGTGAAGCTGTTCAGGGGGTCGATGAAGTGAACGACGAAAAATTGATTATCGATGACTTCTTCGCCCAGCTGCGCGAGTTGAAGCGCGAGCTAGACAAAGAAAGCGCTGACAGGCGCTAGCACCAAAGCGAAATCGGCCCCGCAAGGGGCCTTTTTCATAGGGCCGCTGCTGGCATGGTCTGCTGGCAGGGATGTCAACGCTTGACCGATGGGGTGGCACCCATCCGGCCCGACCGCTTTACACCGGCCCACGTGAGCCAGAAATCACGGTCACACCTACGCAATGCAGCATGCGGTAAACGCTGCACCAACACCCGCTAGGGCGGGGAAAGGAGGGCCACCCATGGCCGACGAAACCACTCAGCCGACACCGGCAGAGGACAACACCGCCGAGCCCAAACCGAGCGACGCGGGAGAGCGCACGTTCACCCAAGCAGAGGTCAACGAGATCATCGAAAAGCGCGTGGCACGCGTAAAGGCGACGCCGCCCGCCGACTACGAAGAGCTCAAGGCCAAGGTCGCATCTCTCAGCGACTACGACGACCTCAAAGCGGAGGTTGCGGCGCTCAAGGCCGAAAAGGCCAAGGCCGCAGAGGTGGCCAAAGCTGCGAAGGAGCATGGCGTAGACGCCGACCTGTTATCCCGCATGGCAGGTGACGTTGAGGAAAACGCGCAATACCTCGCATCACTCCCGAGGTACCGCCCTACGCCAGACCAAGGCGGCATACCGGGCGCTAGCGCCGGTGCCGTTACGCGTGACTCCATCGAAGCAGAACCAGATCCCGTTAAGCGCGTTAGGCTACGCGCCCAGCACCTAGACCTTTACCAGTAAGGAGAAACCGACATGGCAGCTCCCGCAAACATCATCAAGTCCACCGACGTTGACGCTTCTCTGTCTATAGAGTTCATTAAGCGTTTCACCGGCGATTATTCCCGCCTTGCCGAGCTCATGGGCATCTTTGGCGTTGAGACTCGCAAGGCCGGTACCGCCCTCTACCAGCTCACCGTCAGCGGCTCCCTGAACAACTCCGTAACCTCCGGTGGTGGTAGCAGCTCTGGTACCGCCTACGTTGAGGGCGACGAGGTTGCGCTTTCCAAGTACACCGTGACCAAGACCCCCATCGGCGACCTGTCCCCGATTCCCTACCGCAAGATGACCACCGCAAAGGCCATCCTGCAGGACGACTACGAGCCCGCAGTTCTGCGCACCGACAACAAGATGCTGTCCCAGATTCGTGCACAGTTCATCGCTCAGTTCTTCACCTTCCTTGCGACCGGCACCGGTGCCCCCGCCGCTGGTACCTCTGTGACCAACCTGCAGAAGGCCCTCGCGTATGGTGACGCCGCTCTCCAGAACGCCCTTGAGACTAACGGCGACACGAACGGTGGCGGTTTCGTGCACTTCATCAGCCGCAACGATGCCGCTGATTACCTTGCCGCCGCGAACATCACCACCCAGACGCTCTTTGGACTCACCTACCTTGAGAGCTTCCTAGGTGTGGAGCGCGTGTTCCTCACCAATCAGGTCACCGCTGGTACCGTCTACGTCACCCCCGCCGAGAACATCCACGCATACGGCATCGACTTTGGCGCACTGGCAGACGGCAACCTCACCTATCAGAGCGATGATAACGGCCTGATTGGCGTCTACCACAAGGGCGCTTACGACCACGCATCCGCAGAGACCGACGTTCTGGTTGGACTCCAGCTCATCCCCGAGGTTCTTAACTACATCGTCAAGTCCACGATCAGCGCCTAGTCATGCTGGTTAGGGCAGAACGCGCGTTCACCGACCTTGTAGCGGGCGAATATCGCACAGTGGGCGATTCGTGGGACGTGGACGAAGAGCGAGCGAACGCGCTCGCATCTTTTCAGCTTTGCTCGATAGTCCCCGAACCGCCTAAGCCGCGACGCAGGACAACGCGCAAGAAAACGACAAAGAGCGAATAGCCGGGAGGTGTTGGCATGTCGTATGCAACCGTAGAGCAGTATGAAGCTCGATACGGCATAGTGGCCGACGCCGCCATGCTGCAAGAGTGCCTAGATGATTGTTCGGTGGCTATCGACATTGAGCTTGAGCGGCATAACATCGACCATGCCGACCCCTCACCGGAATATGCCGACCGTCTCATGAGGGCATGTCGCTCGATGGCACACCGCATCATGCCAAGCGACACCGATGATGATGTGCCCGTTGGCGTAACCCAAATGTCGCTCACGACCGGCCCGTACAACCGCCAGTTCACGTTTGGCACGACCTACGGAACGCCGAAGGTGGGCGACGAAGAGCTAAAGCTTTTGGGCATCAGCAAGAGCAGCATAGGCTTTAGCTCGTGGCTAGGCGGTGGGGCATGAGAATCAACCCGCCGACCGAAACCGTCCGAATGTGGCACCCCGTAGCGGGCTCAGGTACCGACGTGTACGGAAACCCGCTACGGCCCACATACGACCTAGAGCACTCCGAGCTAATCAGCGGTGTTGTCGTAGGTGATGAGGTTTGGGGCCACCAAGACGCCGATGAACGGCAACCCGGCGCAATCACGGTAGATATCACTCTCTATCTGCCAAAGGGCTACGAAGGTCCATATATCGGCTGCATGGTGACCGTGCGAGGGCTTGACTACCTCGTTGAAGAGTTCCACGTCTACGACGAGAGAGGTGTCCCGGGCCCTCATAACGCATGGGTAAAGGCGGTGAGATGCGTTGGGCAGCTTTAAGTTTGTCCCCAACAGGGGAGGTTTCGTCGCTTTGCGTAACAGTCGCGAGGTGCAGTCTATGTGTCTCACGCACGCCCAAAACATCGCATCTAGAGCGGAATCCATCGCCCACGGCCACAAGTCCGGTAGGGGAGCGACATTCTCAGCAGATGTACAGGCAGGTCGCACCCGCTGTCATGCCATGGCAAAGCAGCACGGCGGCTACGGTCGCGGTGGACCTCTGATGCAGGCTAGGGGGTTCTAATGATTGACGAAACCGCTCTAGTTGTTCAAATCCTATCAGCCGCAATGCCAACGGTGGAGGTTACTACCGAGATGGTAGACACCTCACTATCTGCCATGGGGCGCGGGCGGTACGTGATCGTTTCCCATATCGGCGACGAATCCGACATGTTCATACAGGTGCCGACCATGGAGATGCTTTGTTGCGCCGAAACCGACGCCATAGCGGGTTCGCTTGCCCGCTCATGTGTCGAAGCGCTGCAAGAAGCAGCTATGGACCACCCATATCTTTCGGACGCCCAAATCGTAGACATGGGGCGCGATAGCTTCACCAACTCGCGTAGTGGCAGACACCGGCTGTCTATGCGACTGTTCATCAATCAAGAGTAAGGAGCTCATATGGCTCAGACTGCTAACTCCACCGCGAACGTATCCACGACTCGCGGTGTAAAGGGCGGTTACATGTTCAGCGCCGTCCGCACTACCGAAACCATCGCTGCCCTCCAGACGCTTCTTGAAGCCAACGGGCTTGCGAAGATCACGACTCCCATTCCCGACACCATCCCGAACATGGGCTACCTCTCCGGTGACGGATTCAATGAGGGCCTAGACCGCTCTAGCGACTCGCTCTCCGACATCAACGGCGACACCGTAGACACCTACGGCTCCACCTCGACCGAGACTCTGGGTGTTACCCTCATGGAGACGGCCGCAAAGCCGCTGGGGCTCTACTACGGCTCCGATAACGTCACCGATGAGAATGGTCTGCTCACGGTTGACCACAACTGGAGCAACTCCGACGAAGAGCGCATCGTGATTCTTGACCTCGTTCTCAAGAATGGCCGCCGTTGGCGCAAGGTTATCCCCATCTGCAAGGTGACCGAGCGCGGCGAGTTCACCGGCAACTCTACGACCGCCGCACAGCGCAACCTCACGCTCACCTACCAGACCGACCAGAACGGCTCCGGTTGCCTTGACTGGTTCCAGTCCACCGAAACGAGCGCATCGACCGGTACCGGAAACTAGGAGGTCTAGCACATGAAGAGCGTGCTTTTCAGGGGCATCGAAATCGAATACAACGAGAAGTCCCTGCGCAACTACGGCATTCAGTACAACATCGCCAAGGGCGGCGCTGCGCAGTTCAGTGCAATGGACGTTGTTTTCGGCGGTAAGTACGGAGATGGAACGTCCGTAAAGGTATCCGAGCTCTTTGGCACTCCACTTGAAGAGCTGGACGGCAGCAAGGACGATGTGCCAGAGACGGGAGACATTCTGGCCGATATCTTTGCCGCCATTCTCGAAGCAGAGGGCGATGATACAAAAAACTAGCGGCGCTCGCGTGTGCAGTTGTGGCGCACCCGCATGAGCTGCTAGCAGACTTCCAGCAGTTCTACGGGTTAGACGTTTCATGGCTGATATTTGGGGAGGGTGGGGACGTGCGCCAGTTGTGGCGCGTCTCCACCCTTCTTTCTCAGCTACCGCACGACGCACGACTACGCATCGCAGAGGATGCAGACGCGGCATGGGATACGGCAACGCAAATGCTACGGCTCATTGAGTACGAATTGCGCTCGTGGGTTACGGCCCACGCTAAGAGCGCACCCGAACAAGAGCCATTGCCGCTACCTCATGAGGAAAAGGAACGCGCCGACATGGCAGCACGCGCCGAGAGGGACATGGAGGACGTAGCTAAGGCGTTGGGCCTGATCGGAGGTGATAACGATGCCAGCTAACGTAGGTACCGCCTACGTGACTATCATGCCGTCCACAAAAGGCTTTGCAGCTTCACTCTCAAAGGCAGGAGGGCAAGCCGGTACCTCATCCGGTAACTCTTTCAACCTAGGCTTTGGAAAGGCGCTGGGAAAGCTGGGAAAGGTTAGCGCCGTTGCGTTTGGTGGTATTGCTACCGGCATGGGCGTCATTGGCAAAGGCGCTATGGACGCATACGCCGACTTTGAGCAGTTGGAAGGTGGCGTCAAGAAGCTCTACGGCGACGCATGGCAAACCGTCATGAAGAACGCCAACAACGCCTACAAGACCAGTGGCATGAGCGCCAACAAGTACATGGAGCAAGCCACCAGCTTCTCGTCTGCGCTCGTCAACTCGCTAGGCGGAGATGTTAACAAGGCTGCGGACCTAACCGACGTGGCAATGAGGTCAATTGCCGATAACGTGAACGTGTTCGGCTCGAACATGGGCAGTGTGACAGACGCTTTCCAAGGTTTCGCAAAGCAGAACTACACCATGCTCGATAACCTCAAGCTGGGCTATGGTGGCACAAAAGAGGAAATGCAGCGCCTAATCAAAGACGCTTCAAAAATGACCGACGTGCAGGAAAAGCTAGGGTTGACCGTAGACTCTAGCAGCATGTCTTTTGACAACATCGTTTCCGCAATCGCCGTCATGCAAGACAAGATGAACGTAGCTGGTACCACGCTCAAAGAAGCGATGGGAACCATTAGCGGATCTCTCGCAATGACGCAATCAGCATGGGAGAATTGGCTTGCAGGTCTGGGCAACGAGAAAGCCGACATGGGCCAACTCACCGACCAGCTAGTTGAGTCTTTCGGCTACCTAGCTGACAACGTGGGTAAGCGTGCCTGTGTAATCGGTAGCCGCATAGTCGAAGCGCTACCACAGGTGTTCTCGACAATCGCCGGTGCACTACCGCAGGT